TTGTACCTTTAGTCGCTGCACCATTACCACGTGTGACTACACCTTCAGTCTTAACATCCTTTTCAGGATAGCCAGCTGTGTTAGGTGTTGCTACCATTTCTGGTTGCTTGTAAGTAGTAGGGCAACATTTTCTATCTTTGTTCATATTATACTCCTAAGTTGTTGTTACAGTAACCGTTCCAACTCCGCCGGTCGCTTCTAAATCATCTTCTAAGTCTGGTAATGCAAGTGGGTTATTTAGCCCCACAGGATTCCAACCATATTGATAATCTCTTTGTTCCTCCAAGTTTCTATCTGGTCTTGGATCTTCTACTGCCTGTGGGTCATCAACAGGGTACATACCTTGCATGTTCTGTGGATGGTCTGGTTCCCAACATTCTTTGCAGACTTTAATATTTGTTTCTGTAGTCTTTATAAATAAGTCTTTTAGTTCTTTTAGCTTATATTGAAAACCACATCTATCGCATTCTGCTATGGCATGTTTACCAGACGTATACTTTCGTCCCATAGCGTTTCCTTATAAATACTGCCGACGGGGTGCAAGTCTTAAATCGGCTTTTTCTCTATCCTCTGTTGAAGCTAATGTCCATTGTTCTTCATATTCATTTTTTAACATCTGAGTTCTCATATCAGCACCGGGTAACTTCATACTTAAATAAAAAGCTAAACCTGCTACTAAACATGGTAAGAATCTAAATGGTATATCTTGAGTATTAACGCCGTTCCCTGCGTCCTCAATTCGCTTCAATCTCCAATAAACAAACGTGTAATTATTTGTATCGGGTGCAGGCCACACATTAATTTGTGGTTGACTTGCTTGTCTATTTATCCACACTTGTATTGGTCTACCTGTTGCATTTTTATTTGGTATAGTACCGTATGTAGGAGCAGATATTCTTGTTATATTTATATCTTGTTGATTCTGTCCTGTACCTGTTCTAATTACTTGTTCAATTAAATCTATTGTATCAGCTGGAAGATTATAATTAATAGTTCCGCTTGTTAAAGATACATTACCTTCTTCAATAGTCCAAAGGTTAATTCCTCTGTTTGCCCATTCTGCAGTCAATAAATTTAAACTGCGTCTTGCAGTTCTTAAATCATAACCTGTACGTAGTTCAGCACCGCATCGCTCAAATGCCTCTTCGACTATTTGATTTAAGTCCATATTAAATGTTGCTGTTCCTGATGTAGCCATTATGCTTTTCCTTTGTATATATTACTCATAGCTAAACAGAGTAATCCTGCACCTATTCCTGTAACCACAGCTTCTGTTGACGGTCCACCAAAATGTGATGGATGTGATGCAAAATCAACAACTGCTGTAAAAAATCCTATTGTACCAGCCATAACAAATTTATTTTTTGTTACATGCTCTTTATCGATCATAATAAATAACACTGTTGCTATTGAAGCGACTGCACCTACCTGTAATGCTTTACTCCAATGTCCTAATGTAATTGCTAATATATTTCCCTGAACCATTGTCGTTACACAAGCTATAGTTGATTCTGTTAATCTTTTAGCAAATACGTTTAAGTATTTCATTTTTTCTTCGTCGTTTTCTTACGTTTTAATGGTGCAACTCTTTTTGGTTTGCCTGCTGGTTGTCCCAACTTTTTCTTCTGAGATATTCTTGACTTCTTCTCAGCTGCGGTCATTTCTCCTGATGTTTTAGGAGTTTTGCTAGACACTCTTTTACTAGGTCTGCAATAAGGAGTACCGCGTTTTTCTCCTTCTTTTCTGCCACACGCTTTACCGGTTCTAACATCTTTCCAATCTTCTTTGAACCAGCGTTTTAATGCAGCGCCTTTAGCTGTCTTTCTGACTGCCATTATTTCTTACCTTTATTCTTCCTGCATTTAGCAATAGCGCCTGATGCATATGCACTAGGGAAAACTTTGTATTGAGCTTTTACTTTTCTGTAACAAGCATCTTTTACAGTACCACCTTTTTTCAAAGCGACGGGCTTCATAGCTTTACCCATGCCACGACACTTCATCATACCATGCGACCTTTTGTTTTGCCTCTCATAGCACAGCCATCACCTCTATGTTTTTTAACCATACCACCTTTTTTATAAGATTTAGAACTGCATGAACCGCCTTTTTTATAGCCCATTTTTTTAACTACTTCTGGAGCTTTTTCCTTTAGTTTTTTTAAACCTTCATTCATAGGTTTTTTATCATCAGACTTTTTAAATCCTTTTGGTGGTTTTTGATCCATCTCTGTTTCACCAAACATTTTTTTATCTTTTTCTGACATACCACTTACTTTTTTCTTTTTTTCGTCACCCATCATTTTCTCCTTTTGGACTTTGGTTTCTTTGTAAATTCTTTACCTACTTTTGTAGGTACACCCACTTTCTTTGCAAACTTAGGATTATTAGCTACTGCTTCCATAAACCTTTTTTGTTTCTTACTTTTTGGAGGCATTTTCTTCTTCCAAAGCTTTTAGTTTAGCTCTATGAGCTTTGGCATCAAACTCTTCTGGTTTAGATGGTTTTTCTTTTTTAGTTTCTTTTTCATCAACTAGAAAAGGTTTTAACGTTGCCATGTTACGACGTCTAACTAACCAAGCTTGAACAGTTTTAGTTTCGTAAATCCTAATGCCCGTCCAAACAATTGTAAATAAAGCCGCTATCGCCGGTAACCAAGCTAGGACTGAACCTACTGCTGTGAATACCGATGCAGCATCTACTGCGTGTTTTGTTGATTCATCCATATGATTCATTACCTTTGTTAACATTTCCATCTCCTACGCGCTTGACGCAGTCTTGAGTTAGGGTCTTTAGCTGCTTTCGGAAAATCTTTCATCTGCCCTGCTGATCTTGCACAAAATGACTTACGTCGTTTGGCATCTTTAGAACCAGGTTTAACTTTTCCAGTAACAGCGGTTTTTAATTTAGAACCGGGATTAGCTTTTCTGTAGGCTTTGACACCTTTCTTCGTCATGCCAGCACCCTGCTTGGTCGGGCGAAAGTTACCCGACTTTACAGAAGTTTTAATCCCCATTCCTTTTTTCTTAGTTGTTTTCTTTTTCTCTGCCATTTCTAGCCACAGAATAAAGTCACGTCAGTAACGTTAGTTACAGTCAATATTGAAAAGTCTGTGTTGTTACTACGTGTGGTTAAAATACCTTGTCCAGGTAAGAACATATCTTGTGTACCAGTCGCACTTGCTGGAGTGGATAGGTTTAATAGTTCTGCACCGGATGTGCTATTTAAGTTTAATTTAATACTACCTGCTGTACCACTAGCTAAATAATAGAAACCTTTTAATCGAGTTCTAGGTAAAGCAATTGAGCCAGTTGTACCAATACTTACATTTCCTGCTGATGCACCAGAAGCAGTAATACTTTCAATATAAGCAAAGAAGTTAGTTGAGTCAGCAGTTGAAGCGTTAGCTCCTGTTACAACCTCAGTTGTAAATTTACCTGTTAAGTCACCAACTTTAATGCCTACGATTGTAAATGTAATACCTCTGTCATCTCCAGCAGATGTAATTCTAACTTTATAACCAACACCGTTAGGACCTGCATCTTGAGTAAGTAAGGTCAATGCACCGGCACCTGCAATAGATGCCGCTGCTCTATAATAGGTAGCACTTGTGGAAGGGGTCACTGCCCATATATCTCCGTTCATGCCCATGAGTTATCTCCTATTAAGCTACTGTTGCTAATGGTGTAGAAAGTGTTTCTGCTTTCCAAGTAGAGTTAGTGCCGTCGTCAGAAATACATGTTACTTTAACTCTTGCATTCGCAGCTGTAGTAGCTAATAAAGTTAATGTATCGCCTGCAACATCGCTTGCTGGGTTAGCTGCTGTGCCACCCATAAGTTGTAAAGCTGCAAACCAATTAGATACACCTGCGCCAGGTAATACAAAGGTTACTGTTTTACCAGCGGCTACTGCTGTAGTAACAAAGAATTCATATGTTGTACCTACGTTAGCTGTAGATAAAGCAGGCATGTTAACGACGATGTCATCTGTACCGTCTACTTCAAATAAAGTATTTGATTGAGCTGTTGTTAAAGTTGTTGTAACTGCAGCGCCTGTGTTGAGTGTAGTGTTATCTACTACGACTGGTCCATTGAAGCCAGCATTAGATGTGACTGGACCTGAAAAGGTTGATCTTGCCATTTTTATGTCTCCATACAAAGTTAAACTTATCTATCGTGTATGCGTCTGTCGGGACAGTTAGATAAGCTAGTATTACCCGAATAATTATATGATACACATTTTAAAAGTATTATACAACAAAAAAGGGGCTCTAGGCCCCTTAATTCGCGAACTTGATTCAAAGATTACTTGTTGCAAACGTACATTGTTACTTCAAAACCAAATCTCATTTCTGTTGCTGATGGTGTTGTCCACATAATGATTCTCCTTCTTTTTAAATTTCAGCATAGCTGATAAGTGAATTATGCCCTTACTCAAAAATAAAACCATAAAGAAAACCATTAGTTAGGTATAAAAAAAGACCCAGCCGAAACTGGGTCTTAGGAGGAAAGTACTTAGAAACTATGAAAACTAAGCACCTTGTGAGCCCCACATACCGAGGGGATCTGACCAACCGAATGAGTAACGCTCACGAGCTTTATATCGTACGTTACCTGTATCGAAGTCACCGTCCATTGAAGTTGTCAATGGTGTTCTTTCGAAGTGTTTCATACCGTTAGGTACGTCGGTTGTTAAGAAGTATGCATCAGTATCAGTTAAGAAATGATTAACTGTGTATCCTTCTG